TCTTGATTTCATAAAATAAGCTATATTACCTACGCCTGCGTCAGGAACTGTAGAAACTATTAACTCATTGCCTACAGAAGCTCCTAGAAGCGCGTCAGGCTTATCTGTGCCTGCTTCATAAAAGCCATCTATTTGTAATGAGCTATCTTTTAATCCTCCAAGCTTTTCCATAAATCCGCCTGAATTAATAGTTGTTGCGTCTAACTCTTCTGCTGTAATTTCAAGATTAACAGATGTTACGTGGCTACTCAGGTCATATCCGCCTGAAAATACTTTACCATCATTAAATACAAACTTAGCCATTGTCTTCTACTTCTTCCCACGCTTCATTTATATTTGGTGTGCTTTTATCATCTTTTTTAAAAGTTCCATCTTTTTTTCTTGCGCGTTTCTTTCTAATTGTAGTAGGTTTTATATGGCCTGCTTTAATTAATGTTTTTGCTACTTGCTCATCATCTATTTCAATAACGTCTCCAGGATTACCTCCAGCAACTTTTTTAGCTCCTATAATTTTAAACTTTGCCATTACTTGCCTCCACAACAGCCGTTTCCACAACAGTCCATTAGCTACTTCCTTTCGTATAAACTTGTATTTCTAAATTAGCGCCTATGCCATCAATTCCATTTAAATTAAAATCAGCGCTGTAGTTTGTCATATTTACTACTCTAGCGTCTGTATCGGCTAGGCCTAAAGTTTTATTATTATAAATAATTTGTCTAATGCTTTTACTTCCGCTGCTAGTTACAAATTCATCTAGCTTATCTTGAGCAGTTCTTGCGTCTGCTCTCTGAACGGCTACCAGCATATCAAAAGTATATAAATCAGTTCCCCTTTGCATAGCTAAATCAAATTCAATATTTGTTGGAATAAATATAGCTACAGGGAAGTTTATTGCATTGTCTGGAATAACGTCATAACATCTTAAACCACTAATATTGCTTACTGTAGTTTTTAAACCATCTCGAATATCGGCCATATTAGCCATTAAGCAACTCCTAAAACAGTGCCTTTTCGAAATGGAGCTATCATTCTAGTTATCTCTCTATTTTGTTGTATATTAACTACGCCAAAATCCCCAACGCCGGCAACACCTAGAGGAGCGTTTCGCATAGCAAATAATTCGCTAGCTAACATTAAAGTAGCTTGTCTAATTTGTTCAGGAACGGCAGCATATCCCCACTTAGCTGTTATTTCAGCTCTAGGCCTATTGCTTGAATAATCTAATGGCCATTCATTTGATCCGTCGCTAATAAGTTCTATAATATAAAACGGATTACCAGTTATTCCTCCAACAACTCCATTTATAGGTAATAATTGAAATTCAGAAGCGCTAACAGTAACTTCATAAGTTCCGTCATCGTCATCATCATACTTAACAATTAATCCAGTAGTTGTTGAAATATCATCAACTCTTAATCTATATAAATCATCTGTAAAAAACTTACGCGCAGAAGCAGACCCCTCAGCATAAAAAATTCTTCCACAAAATGCGTCAATTTGTCTTGAAGCTGCATTAATAGCGTCATCTAATAAACTATCATCGGCTGTATCAGTTGTTGGAATTCCAACAAATGATTTTAATTCATTTTGTGTGCAGTAGCCATTTGTAATTGCCATAGAAAATTACTTCCTTTTTTTTCGGCCTTTACTTTTTGACCCTTTCATTTTTTTTCCGTAACCATAACCTTTAGGCATAATTACTTTTTCTTTTCTACTTTTTTTTCAGCTTTAGGTTTTGCAGTTTTTGTTTCAACTTTTCCACCTGCTGCTTTAATAGCTTCTTTAACTGCTTTAGCACGTTCAGCCTTTCCATAAAGTTCATATCCTTTAAGTTCTTCTTTTAAAGCTTCTATTTCTTCTTTATTCTTTGCCATAATATCTTTCCTTAATGGTTTAGGCCTGTTAGTTGCCTAGCAGGCCTTAACCATAATTTAACCTAGAAACTAGGAGTAATAAGTCCTGTTCCTTGTATTTTTGTCATTCCAGCTGGGTATCTTCCAGAAGCAAATGCAGAATAACCATAAACAACCATTTTAGTTGTTAATGATCCAGCATTTGTTTCTTCAAATTTCAACTGCATTAAGTTGTCCTCAAACAAAATATGGTCATCAACTTTCAAGACATAAATTTGGTCTTGATCGTTTCCACCACCATCTGTTGTAGTTACGTTAGCGTCAGTAATAACTGGGAGACCCAATATATTTCCAACTACGTTTCCATAAGCAGCGGCTTCACCAATACCTACAGCATTGTCAGGATTATTTCCTGAAGGCAATACTAATGGTCTTGAGTTTCCGTCTACGCCTGCTGTAAAGAAACCCCAACGTCTAGGGTGCATGATGATTGCAGTTGCTGGAGCAAATCTATTTGCATTTACTTTTTGAACAGCGTCTGCTAATTTAGGGAAGGCTTCTGCAACTGTAGGAGTTCCATCTGTATAAGTAACAGTATTTTGTCCTGATACGTTTCTGATTCCTAACGGTTGACCTGAAGAGCCTGAGCCCTCAATCATTAATTCATCTAATTTACCATAATATGCAGCAACTAAATCTTGAAAGATAATGCTTTCAAGACTAAATCCTGGTTGACCACCACGCTCAAGAGCTTGTCTTGAAACGTCTTGCTGACCTGCAACTGTATCAACATTAACTGTTAATAAAGTGTCATCAATGTTGGTTTCTTGAACTGCTGAATTCTGGGAAGCTTGTTCTGCTGCCGCTGAGCCAGTTGTAATTCTTGAAACTTCAACTTTCATTCCGAAGTCAGGAAGAGGCTTCTTAGGAATAGCGTTATAAACTGCTGCTCCTGCTCTTGCTATCGGTGCATATTCGTCAACTAAATATTGAGGAACTACTAAACCTGTAAAGGCTCCTGTTCCAATATCTCTAGCTTCGTGGTCTTGATGTTTTCCAATTCTTTCTTGTGCTTTAAAGTCGCCTTGCTTTGATCTCCAAGCGTCTGCAATAAAAGAGTGTTCGCCACCTTTTCTATACATATCTGGCTCATTGACTTCAACAATAGCTTCTTTGTCGCCTAAGTCTTCATCTTCAACATTAAGTTCCATTCTGCTTTCTTTAACTGCTTTAAGAGTCTCAGCTGCTTCTCTTGCTTCTTCGATTTTGTCGTTAAGCTCTTTAACTTCAGTGTGCAATTCATTTGACCTTGCAAATTTTGCGTCAAAATCTTCGCCAGCTTCCATTTCATCTAGCTCAGCAACAAGTCCATCAAGTTCAGCTACTTTTGAATCTCTAGCTTCAATTAATTTTTTCATAATTTCCTTTATGCTATTTTTCTTTTACTATTGCATGGAGTGTGTTTTAAAGTGTGATACACGGCACAAAACACGGCTACACGTCTTAGCGAATGCCATCTCTTTCAAGTTTCATTTTTAATAATTCAACTTTAGGATTACTTCGCTTTTTATCAACTTCATTGCTATCAGCAACTTTATCAATAAAACCTTCTAAAATTTCTTTTGCTTGCTCACCAGTTCTTGCTTCAACCAATTCTTTATGCAAGTTATCTATATCAACGCCTCTTAGCTTAGCTCCAGCCCATGGATTAGCAGGATAAGTTACTACGCTTACGTCAAATAATCTTGCTTCATTTACTTCTCTATTTTCTCCAGAATTGTCGAAATTATCTTTAATTGCTGCAAAAGCAAAAGACATTTCATTTAAATCTCCTCGCTTCATAGCGCTAGCTACTTCAGCTACAGTTGGGTTATTAGGATCAAGCTCTGCTCTAACAAATAAACCATAATCATCTTCTTCAAGTTTTAAAGTTCCAGATGATGTTCTAGCTAAAGGAATGCCATCATGATTAACTAAAAATCTAACGTCATCTTGTTCTTGTAATGTTTTTTTAAAAGCACCTTGTTTTATTGTTTCGTTATATTGGCCTCTGCTATCTCTTACGCCATAAGGCTTATCGAATACAGAAGCATAACCTGTAAACAATAATGTATTTTTATCATCATTGTTTCTTTCTTCTACTGCTGCAAATGTAAAACTTCTATTTTCAGTTTGTCTTTCCATGTTTTCTATATTAGTAATACTTCTTTGCTTTTCTAGTGTTTGTGACATTGCAACGGCCCTGTCAAATACTTCTACATGCTGACTGCTCATTTTTTCCTCCTTTTTTGCGCTATATCTAGGATGTTCTTTAGGTAACAAATCATTGTCTGATCGGTAATTAGGATTTTTAGGCTTATCATTTTTTAATAAATAACTAAAAGCTTTTAATCTAGCTAACCCCCATGCTTGTCTGCTAACTCCTGGCCTATGACTTGTTGAAAATGCTCCGAAGCCTCTTCTTACAACAGCTTTAGCCGATGAAGCTTTTAATTTACGCCATGAGGCCATTCCTGCTACTTCTTCATTATGTTCTGTTATTCTATTCTTAATAGCTTTCTCTGTTGATTCGCTAAATTTAATTCCACCAGATTTTCCACTAGCAGACCCTTTTTTATTTTTTTTGCTTCCTTTAATTTGGTCTTTTTTAGGTGCAGGTGTTGATGGGTCATTTCTAGGCTCAAGCTCACCTTCTTTAACTAACTGAGCT